AGGGATCGGCCACGCGGATAATATCGCCGGGTTTGCTGGCCATGCCGGTTAAGCCGACGCTGAATGTTACGCTGTCGGTTTCCAAACGACTGGTCAATAAAATACGCTTACCGGCTCGGTGCGCTTGCCCGCGCGAGGTACATCCCACGGCGGCGATTTGTTTTTCCCGGTATCCGTAACGTTCAATGCCTTCCAAATCTTCCACGTATTCCGTGGCGATGCGGTAATTGTCGGCCGGGTCGTTCCATTGCACCAGGGCCACGGTATAACGCACCTGCCGCGCTGAGCCGGCATAATTGAATTTACCGTTGACCACGTTCCCGGGTACATACAACGCAGCCACGGCTTTGGGTGCGTCTTGCGTGGTGTACACCGCCCCGCCGGCCCAATAGGCCATCGCATCAAAGGCGCTGGCCAGATCCAGAATGACTTTTTTGGCGTCGTCGTCTTGCTGCAGGTATAAATCCAGGCTGTAGCGGTGCTCCTGCCCGCCAAAACCATCGTCGATCAAGGCATCACAACGCTGGGCAATGGTGTAGAGGTTCCATTTGTCCATCAGCGCTGGGTTGACCAGCTCACCCAGGCCGTAACGGGGATTTGTCACCAGATCGTAAAAAATCCACGCAGGGTTTCGCGTCCAGGCGGTGACAAACGTGCCATCCCAATCCGCACCGGTATAGATGCGGGTAACCGGGTTATACACCGCCGCATTCGGCACACGGACTTTCAGGCCTTTGACTTTGTAGCCGCGGCTTGGCATCTTGCTGAAATACTGCGCGTCAAACGTGGTGCGCACGACGACCGTGTTGGGGTAGCGTAATTTGGCGTAGCTGAGTTTGGTATAGGTTGACCAGCGCACGGTTGAAAAATAGCCGCTGCCGGTGGCTGGATCAGCGGTAATGCGCGTCACCCGCACGTCGTAACTGGTCACCCCAGGGCCGCCGCCGGAAAAATCAGACCAGCGGATATGGTAACTGCGTTCGTATGGCGATTCAGTTTTGCCGCGAATAATCTCCCGGCCATTCAAAACCGCTTCTTGCCAACTGCTGCCCAGTGGCTTGACCTCTACTTTAATTTGTACAGCTGTGGGCGAACGATCCCCGGTATCCGGGTTGGCATAAAATAATGAGTCGACCTGAATGGTTAAGCGGATGGCATCGGTTGAGGCGTCGTCAATCGTGCGAATTACCGGCCCAGCCTGCTCGATCACCACATCCACCGCCACTGGCGCGGCGGCGGCATCGTCTACCGTGCCGGGTATGTAGGTTTGATTTTGGGTGCCTAACCGGTAATCAACCGACACCGCGCTAAAATTGTCCGTGCTGCCGGACTTTAACGGGGTGTCGTCCAGGTAAACCGATTCCATTGCATCGACAGTGGCGAATCCTTCAATCTCCCCTTCGCAAATCGCCTCTACGACTTCCGCGATGGCTTGTGAGCGTAACGAGTCCGGCGCAATAACGGGCTTAGGCGGTGCAGAACCACCACCGCCACCGCCACCCATGCTGCCACCGATTAATAATTGACTCATGCAGGAATGTCCTTAACGTGGATCTGACTGGATAACACCATGCTACCGACCAGCAACGGCCCGCCGTATAACAGCGGCATGCGGTGGCCTTGACGGGTTGTGTTGACGACGCCGTTGAATAGGTAGCTTGGTTTGTTTTCGTAGGGTTCGGCTTCGCTGGCTTTCATGCCGTCATTAGTCCCGCTGATTAAGCTGGCAATCATTGAAACCGCCATGGACAATGCGATACTGACAAGCAGGTTCAAGGCGGTGGCCATCATGGCGGCAACACCCGCAGACATGACAATAGTGCCGGTTACAGCAATACTGGCTCCCATAATAGCCGTGGCTGAAAACGGCTCATCACCACCCACACGCGGCACGACAAACAACACTTCATCCGCCCACGGATACAACGCATTGTCTGCCGTCACCTGCCGGCATAAATCCGGGTTTTCCCGATCCATCAGCAATAACACATAATCCCCTGCATCAGCGGCATGTAAAAACCCTGGACGGTTGGCATTGATGGCCCGCAAGGCTTCCGCCACGCTGGACACATCCAATGACCACTCAGATTTGAACGCCTGCAAATCACCCAATAATCGAATTTCTTTCATGCGTTGGGATGCCTCAAAATACACGCAGTACGCTGCCGCCAGTAATGGCCGTACATTTCCGCGCGGGATAGATTGTTCTGGCCCGGATGGTGCAATATGCGGTTATCGCCCAGATAAATAGCAGCGTGGTTTGGGCAGGCGCCCTGCAATTGCATGATGATCACATCCCCCGGCAGCGGGGCTTCAACTTGTACAAAGCCGCGTTGTTTAAAGCCCTCGACAAACGCGGTCTGGTTAGCCGGGTCTTGCCACCAGTTCCAGCACTTGCGTTCGCCGTCCTGAATATCTAGGTTGAATTCCTGCCGGTAATAATCCGCGACCAGATTCAAACAATCCAGCACGCCATAGACAAAAGGCCTGCCCTCATACGGTGCAGGCAATACCCCGCGCGGCATGTAGCTGTGCAGATCACCGCCCGGATAACTGATGATCACAAACGGTAGATTGCACCGCTCCGCGCTGGCAATATCTGCCGTGCTGGGTAATGGGCTGGCGTTTGGGTGGCTGTGATACACCGCCATGATGCGGCCTGATTGCTGCATGAAGGCCAGCGGATCAATAAGGAATGATTGTTGCGGATTGTGGTGAATGTTTTCCTGCGGTAACAGTTCGCCATCATGGGTGATAAAGCCGCAGGCCTCATTGGGGAAATGCACGGCAGCCTGATAGGTCAGTGCTTCAATTAATACATCGGTCATCATCCGTTTGCACACTCCAAATCAAACAGCGTTGTTTGTGCTGTAGCCAGCTCGAACCGTTTGCAGGCGGCATCGTAATAATCTTTATCCAATTCCGTGCCGACAAAATCGACGCCGAAATAATGCGCGGCAATGGCACTGCTACCGCTGCCTAGATGGGTATCCAGTATTTTTTGGCCGGGTTTGGCGTAGTTTTCGAGTAGCCATTGATAGAGTTTTATGGGTTTTTGGGTTGGGTGGATCCTGACTTCTTTGTTTTTCATGTCGCCTTGCAACATGCCATTCCATGTATAAAAAAACTTTCGCAATGCAACATCAAACGAACTAAAAGCCAATTCACAATCAGAAAATTTTGTCGTCCCATTATCTTTATCCCAAACAATCCAGCCCATTGACGGCGGTAGATAATGAGACATGTAATTAGCGCCCCACACAATTTGATTTTTTGAAATACGGATAAGCTCATCGAAATAGTTTTTATCGGGGATAGATTTATCCCACCCTTTTTTTTCAAAAGCTGATTTTAATGCCGCGCCTTTTCCGCTTTTGCGCAACTCACCACTAAACGCATTGCCAGCGTCAATCCCATAAGGCGGATCCACAATAGCCAAATCAAACGCCTTGTCCGGCAAACCGCGCATGTAATCCATGCAATCCATGTTCAGCAACTCAATCATCCGTTACGCCCCAACGACGGAAAACCGCCGAAATCCAATTCAGCATTGGCGCCAAATCTTAATTTGCAATCTGATAACCGCTTGCCGCATTGATCTTCGCCTGCCGTTAAAACCGCATTGCCTTGACGGTCAAACCATTTGGCCGGATTGGTTCCCGGCCAACTGCAGCCCGAGCCATTGGCAGTGGATTTATAGCGCCATGGGCAAGCATTGGCGACCGCGATGCGGCCCGGTAATCGCTTGTCGATAAAATCCAAGGCGCTGGACAGTTCAAACTCCACCACCAGCGAATTTTCGACGGTTTTCTGTTCGATAAAATAGATTTCTTCGGCGTATTCCGCCACGTTGGCAATCACATAACTTTGCAGCGTGCGGCGGCGTTTGAGCTGAGCGCCGATTAAATCGTCATAGAGTTGCAACTGTTGGGTGATTTCGCCGTTGATATTGCTGATTGACGCCTTTGGCCGGGACTCTGATCCCGTGCCACGCTTTTCAAAACCGCTCATACTGACAGGCCACGGCTGGTAGGTATTGCCCAG